CCGTGACTGCATCCATGTTTGCTATTTGTTCTGGCGTTAAAGGCATTATTGCCCCCCTTTGGCTGATAAATACTCACTGATTTGCTCGTCGGTAAAGCCTTGCTTTCTAAGCTTAAATGCGGCCTCATCTGCCTGGTATGGGTCTGCGGGGGCTTCTTGCCCTACTATATCTTTACCTAGCTCGCGCCTTCTCGATATAATGTTCCGCTTTCTTTGTGAGATAAATGACCTAATAGCCGCTTGTTTCTGCTCTGGTGTTGCGTTGATATTTCCAAGAGTGGCGCGCAAACTATCACCCTCTTTAGCAGTAAAGGCAGCACCAAACGTCTGGCGTAACAAAGGAAGGATAATGTTTGATATAGTTGTATCATATTCAGTCCTAGCTATTGCACCTGGACTTGCATCCATGCCTAATTGAGTTCGCCCAACATCATAAGCCTGCCCCGCTAGTGTATAGGTAGCCTCGTTGGCAATTGCATCGAGCTCATCAAGGGTGATTTCAAGCTCTGGTATCATTGACTCGCGCTCTGCAAGTTCAATCTCTTTCGTGGCTTTGTCCTTAGCTGCAATATCTGCCTGTGAAATTTGTGGTTTAAACTTCAGCTCTTGCTCAAACTTAGCAGCGGCCTTTTCTCCCTCCAGGGATGGGGCCATCTTTGCCAACACGTCTTGCTTGCCTTGCTCCTCAGCGCCACTTTTTAAGCCAGCATTTCTCGCTAGTTGCTCAGAAATGGACGGACCCGGGTTAAAGGGCGTGGAGTATTCAGGGATTTCCGGCTGTGCGTCAATAGGTTGACCCTCTGGGATAAACTCTGGGGCAGATTCGTCTGGCACCTGCATAACCGGGGAGCCGAAAGAGTCAATGCCATACGCTTGAGAACGCTTCAAAGCCATGAATCTATTGGCCTTCTCGTATTCTTTGTTTTTCAACAGCCCCTCTAAGTGCTTTGCCTCACGAACAGAGCTAGGAGCGTCCACACCCCCACCCGGATTGTCCCGTTTAAATTTAGAGGCTATCATAGCGTCATCATGCGCGGCTTTAGAAATAGCCATGCTTTGAGCTTGTTTAGCCTTACGCATGTTAAACTCTTCTTCTTCACGCTGATAGTCGTTAATATCTTTTATTGCAAAACTTCTTGGCATGTTAATCTCCGAATCCACTAAAAATACCAGCCAAACCTTTCTGGCGTTGCCGTTCTTTCTCTAGCGTAGCCTCAGCCATCGTATTGCCGATGTTAATAGAAGAGTTGCCATAGGCCGTTCCCGCTTGTCTGCCTTGGTCTTGCTGACCAGAAAGTATCCCGTAGGTGTTCTTTTGTTGTCCCATCCACCTATTATAGGCATCGTTGTATGTTTGGTCTGCTAGACCTTGTCCGAACTGTTGCGCCTCTTTAAGGGCTTGACCGGAGAAATAACCACCACCACCGGGGCCTGTAGACTTCCTGTCTAAAGCCTGCTCCCCTTGCTCTTTTCTGAACTGGTATCCGGGGTCTGCCTCAAAGTCGCCAGCCTCGAATGTGCCACCTAATGCGCCGCTACCAAGTTGATTTTGCAGCATAGTGTTAGCTTGCTTTCCCGTCTCCATATACGGCTCTTGTTGCGCCTGAGCGTCCCTATATCCACTAGTTGCGTGGTTAGCCGATCTGTTCACAGCCGTGGGGCTTCTAAACATTCCGACAATTGAACTTACTATTTTTGACATTTTAGTCTCCTTATATTGAAAATCTACCACGAGGTCTGGCTGGTTGTGCCTCTTCTTTTTTGCCGCCGCCCATGCCAGGCATACCGCCACCAGAAAGCATACGAAGCAATCCAGAGCCTTGTGTGGGGCCAGCAGCACCGCCGCCCATTGTTGACCCGGCCATTTTACCCATGCCGCCCATGCCGCCAAGAATATTTGCTAGGCCGCCCATGCCTCCGAGGCCGCCAGCCGCTCCAGCAGCCGACCCAGCAGCGCCAGCGCCGCCCATTGCACTAATGAGTGGTAGGATGAATTGCATCATATTGATTACTCCAAACTGTATGTCTTGGTTTATACTTTGCTCGTTTTAACAACGCGCCAATTCTCTCGTCCATGAGAATATACGTCGTCTCCATTACTCCAGCCGCTTTCAAAAATTCGTCTGAGTTTCTTACGAGTTCCAGTGTGATTTTACCCCGATAATCAGGGTGTACCCATATTCCTGTATTTGCAGCCTCTATGACCGTCTTGTGATTCATGTTAACGCCCATACAAAAGACAGAGTAAGCAACAAGCTTTCCTTTGTCCCTTGCTGTAACGGCCTTGCAACTTCCCATTTCGCTCTGCGCTAAATAGTTTTCCCAGTCAAGGTTAGGCCGCCCGTATTCGTCCTTGACAGCTACATCGTCGTAGTGAGTTTCAAGGTTCTGAGCTATTTCTCCAGCGGCCTCGTGAAAAGGCACAAAATCATATATCATGTTGCCTCCACTATACCCATTACGTTTATCGCTGATGTTACCGTAGACCACGCTGGCACGTATATTCGGTTGCTTGATGCCTCGACCATTCCCAACCCACCGCCTAATTTATTAGCAACCGTTGCACATACGCCGTTTGAGTAAGATGTGAGCGGGAAGTTATCAACGTAAGTTGTACCCGCTGTTGCTGATGTATTGGTCGCAGGATCTATCAAGATATTAAAATAGGTTAAGTAGCGTGAGATCTGGTAATAACGCCCCGTTATCGTTGCTGACCCACCTACCTCAGTTAAACTAACAAACGTAGGAGTCCACGGAGTTCCACCGTCCCCGTTGAAAGTCTGATTGAAATAAAGAATCCACGGCATTGTAATAGCGCCGTTTTCTTCAGTTAGATTGTGTCTGATTGGGGGGGATTCGGTTGCCATTAGAACAAATATGACCCCGACATTGCTACCTTAACGGGATCTGATGTAAAAACTCTAAAGGTCATGGTTTCTGCTATTCCTAAGCGCCTGAAAGCTACTTTTGTCAGATACTTGCCAGTGGCTCCTATGGAAGCATCATAGCTGTTCGACCATTCTTTTGCGCCATCTTTACTTAGCTGCAATGAGCATACGGGGGCTGATCCTTGTCCGCTTTGCAGACCCACTCCAACCTCGAAGCCAATTTCTAGTTTATTATAACGGTTTCGCCTACCTTCGTCAACCAAGTGTGTATATATGCGCTCTCTGCGTATCGGATCGCCAGCGTCGGAGTATACGTTCATGTCCATGCTGTAAATTTTGCCATTTTCCCTGTCGCCAACTATGTGCTTGTCATAAACAAACATGCAGCACGAACCCCTATGTTGCTCAAAGTCACCCTCGGCATTTAAGTAAGCTCTTTCGTGCCACATCTTTGTTTTGAAGTCGAAAACCAGTGAAGTCGCCAACCCGCCGCCGGTCAGGACATAAAAGGTATGTCCCTGCTGTTGGTAGGAGTAAGCGGTTATTAAGCTTTTGTTACTCACGCCCTGTATTAAAATCTCGACAGCCTCAGTCGATATCTTCTCTGGCCTTATTCCCGTCGTCATGTAAACGCCAGCAGTCCCGAACCTGTCCTTACCCAACCAAACAAGAGCCTCTTGTACCGCGACAGCTGTGCTTGGGGCTAAGATACCCACCTCCAAACTTGCGCCTGATATCTTTTGCAGGGGAAAGGCAGAAGCGCCCGTATTGGTGTATATCTCCGATGTTTTCTCTCCTAACAGCCACAATTGCCCAACAGCCGCAAAAACCCTCAACAGGTCATCGGGGTTTGACTCTGCCGTGGCGAAGTCTAAAGCCGCCCACAAGAGCCCATTGTATGGCGTGGAGATATAAAACTCACCAGTGCTGGGCTTGTTGACTATAAAATAACCATCAAGAAAGGTGATTGTTCCTGCTGTCCCATAGCCAGGGCTCGAAGGTTCGGCAAATGCGTTTGTTGCGTAAGTGAGAATGTAAACTGTGGTGCCATCGCAAATAGCTAACTGAAAGCCATTTTCTGCGATTGTCACGTTTCCGCTACTCTGGTTAAGTACGCCTCTGTTGGTGGCTGCGCCCACGCTATCTATTTCGTACAACACGGAGCCAGAAACCACAAAGGCGCGTCCATTCTGCGCGGCAAACGAAGCCCTGATTGCTCCAGTTCCTACGGTAGATATTAACGATAAACCGGGCGTACCATACAAGGCCGCGACATCCGAACCCCGCTTGTCAATTACGGGGAATAGATTGACCGTCCTTTCCGCATTAAACGGCAAGCTCCAAGCCTGTCCTGTAGGGCCGACTAATCCTATACGCATCTACATTCCTCACTCATCCAAAATATATGACCATTTAGTTCCGTATTTAATACCACGCGCTGAACTACTAGATAGCCCATACCTTCGCCCGACCTCGTCAATCTCTTTGTAGTTTTTAGTGTCTCTAAGTTCATTCCGTATTTTCCTAGCCTCTGTGTAATCTTTATACGGGACTTTCCGCCTTCCTTTGTTAATACAATCTAATTGGTTTACTAAACTACTTCCCCAAAATAAATGCTCTGGGTTTACGCATTTTGGGTTATCGCATTTATGACAACAAAACAACCCCTTCTCTAAAACCCCCGTCTTAAGAAATAACATATACCTAGAAGCTACTATCGAATATCTAAGTCCATTATATCTTTTTGTCTTTATCTGCCCGTAACCTCGTGGTGTAATATGTCCTTTCCATATCCAGCATTCGCCCGTTTTATCAATCCTCTTAAGAAACCTTCCTTCCATTCCAGTATCTTGTTGTAGCATCTCTATATGTTTCATAATATCGCCCTATTAATTAAAATAAAACATATTATACTTTATGTAAATGTCCTACACAACCGTATCTTCACTGGTATCCCCTGTAAATATTAAATATACCTAAAGCGCCGTAGGGCAGGGCATCCATCGACCTCACCCGCATAATGGGCTTTGTTATAGCCGCCTTTGACTCACCTGCCAGCTTGAATAGCACTGGATTGGGCTTTTCCCCGTATTCCATCGCAAGTTCCACGGCGAGATTATGTATGATTGCGCGTCT